GCTTTTGCAGTTGCCTGAGTATTGTATTTAATGAATACTTCTGGTTTAATAAAAGTTGTAATTGGATCAACGATGATAGGTATTACAGAACCAATATTAAATGTTCCTAAACTTTCTATAATGGATTTTTTTACAGAATCTGTAAGTGTAATACCAGTTGTTGGTTTCAATGTAATAAACACACGACCATATGTTGGTGGGTTATTATCTTCACCACCCCATGCAGCTATTGTTTGAACATTAGGATAAATTGAACGAACTAATGCCTTGTAATCGTTTGTAGTGACGGCACGATTTTGTGCTGAAAATCTTTTTGGTGCATTGAACTTAATTGAATCAACTGATTCTAAATCTGAACCACCACCAGATGATGAAAGAGGCACGACTGTTATATTTGTAAAACCACCAATTGAACTTGCATTAGTAAATGTTGATGCACCGTTTGAATCTGGTCCGTTTGTCACAACATATTCTAAAGTGACAATGTTTCCGTTTGCAACTGCTTTACCTAAAACACCATTACCAAATCGAATTTGATATTGCTGATCTTCTACTGCTTCTAAGTAATAAACATTTGATGTGCCAGACACACCTGTTATATCTTCGGTCAATGTATAGGCAGTTGTTGTTGAATCTGTCGAAGAATTTTGAACAGTGACTTTTAAAGTTGATGTATCGGCACCTGTATTTTTAATTAAGAATCTTTGATTTGCATTTGAAGAATCAACTGTGTATTTGTTAGTGACTAAAGTTCCTTCGAAAACTTTTGTACTTGCAAATTTAAAAACACCATTCGTTGGTGTAATTGATATTGCCGCATTGGTCACATAGTTATAAGAAACACCATCAATCGTTGTTGTGAACGCAGTGCCTTTTGGCATTGTTAAAGAACCACCAGTTGCATCATTAACTGTAATATCTAATTCAACATAAGGGGCACGTGCTGATCTTGCTGTATACCCAACGTGTTTAGCATGAGATACAACTGAATTTCTTAAATCAGCAGAATCTAAAAACATTTCGTTTGCTAACATGTTAGCATAAACAGCATTGTAGTGTGTATTGTAGGCAAGTAAATCTAACAGAACTGCCATACCAGAACCTTCAAAATCATAATCAGTAAATTCAGATTGCTTAGATAAAAAGGTTTTTAAATTTGATTTGATAGCATCAAAATCTAATTCTGTTATGTCGGTGCGTTCAGCCATTATCGTAATCTTTCTAACATTGTTGTAAATGATACCAACTCACCTGGTATGTTTACAACATAAAAATTAATAGTCACTTCGTATTCGTTGCGATCTATTCTTGGATTGGCATTGACACTTACCAATCTTGCACGAGGTTCAAAGTTATTGATGACCTCTGAAATTTGTTTTGTCAATAAATTAGCAGTCAGTGGTGTCATTGGTTCAAATAATATATCAGTCACGTTCGATCCAATCTCTGGGTGAAAAGGTCTTTCGTAGTGTCTTGTTAAGACCAAATTTTTTACACTTTGTTTGACTGCCTCAATATCTGTCTTCTTTGTAATATCCTTTGTGTTAGGATGTGGCGAAAAATTCAGATTTAAATCTTTATAGATACGAGCACTTCTGGCACTATTGTTTGTCCTTGATGCATCGCTGCTGCCTGTCTGATAGATTGCCATTCAACTATTTATATGAAAACCTAAGATTTACAGACCGTTCACAAAAACATTCGAAGAACCAGATGCGGCTGAATTAGGTACAAAACTTGCATGACCACCAGTTGCATCACCTTTTCGATGAACACCTATACCATTGACCTTTACATTTGTTGAAGCACCAACAGCAGGATCGCCACAAGAAGTAGAATCACCTTTACGAATTGTATTGGCATTGTTTGTCTTTACATTGGTAGAACCACCAGTGTATGCCGTTTGATGAAATGGGTTAGGGGTAGGACTCTCATGCCCTACATGTTTATCTGTTCCTGATCTTACAACACCAGGCATTATTTTAACTTACGTTTAATCCAGAGAACAATGGCAAAGACAAGAAGTCCATAGACTGTGGCAATACCAATATCCAAGAGATGTTCTCTCATGTGGTAGATAAACTCTATTCCTGCTTGAACGTCACCCTCTGCCATTATTTACACTCACAATTACCACAGTCACAAGAGGTACAAGAACCACCATTCGAACAATGACAGGCATGGTCACAATTTTTACATATACTCATAAGAAATATTTATACGGAACCGCGACATAGTGTCGCAGCTATGCATTTTTCGCTTGTTTCCCGTTTTTTTCCATATATACTGGAATCATGTTAAACAAAAGATCGAAAACTCGTCTTCTAGCTGCGACAATATGTGCCAAAGAAAGTGCTTGTTTTCAATCAGAAAGTATGGTATAGTATAGACATGATAAACAAATATTATGAAGACGAAAACTTAGACGCTCTGTTAAAAGAGTTTAATATCGAAGAAGACGAACAAGAAGTTGAGATCGCTACAAACGATGAGATCGAAGACTTAGAAATGTTTAACCAATAAGAAGGAGAACCTACATTATGAAACAACAAGACTTAAATAAAATATTGAACGGTATTCGTTCAATGAGTAAAGACGAATTAAACCTCGTTGTCGATGCTGTGAACGAAGCACGAAGAAGAACTTCCATTTTTTCTTCCGCCAAATTTTCAGTTGGTCAAAAAGTGATTTTTGGGAAACCACGTTCGAGTGGACTACAACGTGTCGGTGTCATCGAAAAGATGAACCCGGTGAAGGCAGTGATTTCTGTCTTTGATTCCAACTGTGGGAGAACCACAAAATGGAGAGTACCATACTCTCTAATGAAAGGAGTTGCATAATGCAAACTGTAGAATCAAGTAAAAGTATAGACGAAGGCATCCAAAAACTCATCGATGCCTCTATCAAAGATTACAATGAGTTTTGTGATAACGAACGTATGTGTGAAGAACATGCAAACAGTTGGAAGATTATGCCAGGGCAAAGATATATTAAGTTAGTATCAAAAGGTTCTGTTCATAGTTTTATAGTGAAAGAAGATATGTTCACACCAGGTGGACAACCACGCTTTCGAAAAGGTGATGTTCTGAAACCTGCATCATGGAAAGCACCTGCATTAAATCGTGCAAGAGGTAATGTGTTAGAAGGCAACTATCCAATACAATGGACTGGACCACTCTATCTTGTCTAAAGAAGAAAACGGCATTTGGTCTGAGTTTGCTGAAGAAGGTCTACAAGAAGAAAATTAGCAGGAGAAAATTTTTAGAATCAACCAGTGTGAAAGATATACCAGATTCCAGACAGTCAATCGATATAGAGGAAGAGTGTCTATTGCATTTGTAGACTAGCAAAAGGCTACCAGATCCGACGCACGACCCGCTAGACACCTAGTCATAAGGCATACGACATACAACACACAGGAATACGGCGAACTGCCTGGTCCTACGTGCCTTACTTGTTTAAATGTATTGTCTTTGCTTTCATCTCTATCTCTCCGTCTGCTTCCACATAGTAATCGCCTGTCACATTGACGGACATATTACCTGATACTGACTGCCTTACATCACCTTTGATTGATAGATTGAGATCACCTTCATCGGTGACGATATTGATATGGCCTTGTTTGCCTACTTGTATGGTGATACAGTTATGCATTTGTTCTTCGTCATTGGCCCTTATCATTAAATGATTGCCTGCAGTGATATACATCTTATCACCGACGTGTGTGTATGAATCTTTAGTAGCAAACGTATAACTGTCTCCTACTGTCTTATCCACTCGATTTCCACCATTATGAACGTCAATATAAGACCCTGTAGCATGTACTAAACTAATACGTTTTTGGTTGTCTGTGTCATCGAACGACAAACTGTGTCCTGATTCTGTTTCTAACACATGATTCTTTGGATAGACAGGTTTATAAGTGCCTTGATCTCCGTTTGGATCTAATATAGGTGGCTCATCCCAACTGCTAATCGTTGTATGGCCCATGGCCGTCGTAGTGCCACCCGCTGTTTTCACTGATAAACCACTAAACACTGCTGGATTGATGCTGGTGGAGCGATTTGTATCTCTTAAAACGATGGAATCTGCCGCCGTATCCCCTCTGGCCATGTCGTTCACATCAGAAACAT